GAGGAATAGTGGTATTCTTCATGTGGAAAGATTTCTCTCCATCTTCATTAAAAACAAAAAGCATTCCAGAATCTTTGTCCAGACTTTCTCTGAACATTAATCCCAATTGGAATTCTTGAGGAGTTTTTGGAATTTCTAAATGCAAGGGTAGAGTGGTAAATGACTCACCAAGACCTCCACCTCCACCTACTCCATTACCATTGCCGCCATTACCGTTACCATTGGAAGAGTCACCACCATTGCCATTGCCATTCCCATTGTCATTTCCATTGCGGTATCCTCCACCAAAACCATAGCGGTAATTGAATGATTTCCAACGTGAAGATGTAGTCACCCCAACGTTTTTAGCAGCTCTTTCAATGAAATTATAGTAGGATTTCATTCTATTACGCAGCTCATCTATGTATTTATTCTGTGACAACGGACGCACCACTAAAGCCACCATTTTTGCCATCAGTATTGACAATTACGGCGTCAGCAGTAGACTTTGATGAGTACTGTTTTCTATCAGCATATGTTACTGACCAGGTGGCATTTCCTTCATAGTATACATCACCAATTCCAGCATTGGCTGGGATACCTGGTTTTTTGATGTGATAAGGCATTTAATCAGTTTACTAGGATATATGTATTTAGACAAAAAAAGAGACCCCTCGAAAGGAGTCTCTTGAAAACGTATGTAAATGAATTACATAAGGTTTGTAACTTTAACGCGACGATAGTAGCGGTTTGTGGAAGGATACAGACGACCAACTCCTTGAGTAAGTCCCTCAGCGAATGGGTTTGCAACCATACCATAACGAGTCTTAAACCCGATTTTTGGTTGGAAGGTGTTCTCGCCGACTGCACGTACCATTTGTAGCGGAACGTATGGGCAGTAGAACACACCAGCATCGTAAGGTGAAGTACCCTTATAACCTACAACGTAGTACTGGTTAGCAGCAACGTTTGCAGCATATGGGTCAATGTATACGCGATACTTACCATTGATCGTACCAGCAAATGTGTTACCAGTGTCATCAACGTTGAGGTTAGCGTTAAGAGCAGGTGTATAATCGAGTACACCAGCCATTGTCAGGGCAGAAGCAACATCAGCAGATGTCATGATGATGTTACCCTTTCCGCGACGAGTTCTTTGTGCGATTGCGTTTGCATCACGCTCGATTTGGAATAGAAGACCCTTGAACTTCTCAACTGACCAACGACCGTTACTATCAACGTCTAGGTTGAATTCACCGGAAGTTGCAGTGTTAACTGTAGCACCTTGCTCAGCAACCTTGTAGATAGTTCTGATAACTTCGCGGTTAATTTCTGCGAGGATCTCAGTAGAAAGGATGTTAGCAAGTTCTGCTTCAGCGTTAAGACCATGAATTGCTTTAAGGTCTTGAGCGAGTTCTAAGGAGTACTCAGCTTTGAGAGCACGTGACTTAGCGGTCACTGTTACTTTCTCAATACTGAATGCCATCTGGTTGAACGCACTAGTTGTAGTGCCAGATAGAGATTCAGCGTCAGCTGTACCCATACCTTCACCAACGTTATAGCTGGTTGAAGTACCTGAACCAACAGGGTTAAGGGCAGATGGGTTGGTACCAGACTGTGACGTAGTACCGAAACCAGCAGCGGAATCAGAGAAGTAATCTGTGTTGTCGAAGCCATAATCCATACCGGAATAAGCGGTATCTACTTCATTGTAGAATGTCTCGTTTCCGGTCATGCCATTCGATCCAGGACCGACATAGCGTGAGCGCATAGCAAAGATTAGTCCAGTAGGACCATTCATTGGTTGAACGCCAGCAAGGTCATATGCGACCAAGTTAGGCATTGCACGTCTGATCAAGGAGATCAAAACGGGGTCGAAACCTGCAACAGGTCCTGTTGCGGTTGCGTCTGAACTATAACCAGCGGCACTAGTTGTGCTGCCAGTGTTCATGTTTGGTTGCTCAGTTAGAGTCGATCCTGAGTTAAAGGATTGCTCATCTCTGAGGAATTTTTCTTGGTTCTCTAGTAGAACAGCGGTTACAGCCCTACGATGGGAGTCTTCGATGCCTCCATCATGGTCTAAAAGGGGTTTCCACTTCTCTACCAGATGCTCTGATTGGAACATTGGTAGTTTACCGATTAGTGTTTAGTTTGATAATATTAAATTCACTTGTTCATCCGACCGAGCATATCTAGGTAGTTAGACATTCCTGTAGCAGGTGCTTCAGTATGATCTACTCCCTCAGATAGTGTTTCTGATTTGGATGATTGAGAAACTGGCTTTCCTTTGGCGAAGTATGACTCCCTCAAAGTTTGCACTTTCTCTTTATAAGATTCCTCACTTTCAAACTCTACACTCTCAGCAAGTGAAGCGAGTTTTTCCTTTTCAGTCTCTGCAAGACCTTCGGATACATCGGCAACAATACCTTCAGCAACTGACTTTCCTAGTCTGCTGTTGAGATTGATATTCTTTTCGATTTGCTCGTTGAGTTTAGTCTCCATGTCATCTAACTTATCTGTCATAGCAGATAAGACATCATATTTTTCTTCAGGGATTGATACATAATGCTCTTCAAAGAGTGACTTCATTCCTTCCAAGAAGGATTCAGTCATATCTGATTTAAGTCCTCTTTCTACAGCAAGTTGATTTTCTTGCAACCACTCATCTGCAACGTATTCCAGATAAGAATCAACACGCTCAGTCAGCTGAGTCTTGTGCTCCTCAATTTTCTCTGAGAGAGTAGCATCGTACTCCTTCTGAAGGGACTCTTTAATTTCTGCAACCTTGGACTTGATAGCAGCCTCAAAGATTGTCTTTGCTTTTTCTTTGAACTCTTCACTGAGTTCTTCGCCACCGAGTAGAGCATTAACGTCTTCTTCGACATCATACTCTGCAATAGTTTCTTCAACTTCGGTAACCACTTCCTCTTCCTTAGCAGGTTCTTCGGCAACAACCTCTTGATCGTCCTTGACTTCAACTTCGTCACCTGAGTTTAGTCCTTTCATGGGATCTGCTTTTCCTGCTCCTTTGTTAACAACATCATGTACTTGCTTCAAAGTACCACCAGGTGTCTTCAATTTCGCAGAATCATTATCGGGTTTGTAGTTCTCAGGTGTTGGACCACCGAGATCTTCCCAGGACGTAGACAATCCTTTTCCAGGATCTTTTAGTTTCTCCATAGGTTGTGCAGGAGCAGCACCAGCTGTTACTGCATTACTAGCTTCCGAAACGTCTACTTCCATTTCTTGTAATTTTCCACGTGACATTTGAAGTTTCTCCGAATTACCTTTAGGTATAATCTGTATTTATTTATATTGTTTAGATATTTTGAAGGAAATCACTAAACAGATTTAACTTCTGTTCGTCTAATTTCTTCTGATCTACCAATGTATTGATGGTCTTATATGTTTTAGCAGCCATCTTCTCGCGAAGAATACCACCATCCCAGACCCAATCTTTTCCTTCCATAATACCCTCGACAAAAGCATCGGGAGCACTAGGATCAGAAACGATATCTGCAGCAGTTGACAACATAAAGTCGTCACCAACTACGTTTACGCCCTCTCTTGTCATTTTAAGAGAGCCAACACCACGGGAGGAAACTCCTAATTTTACACCTTCTGATATTAATGAAGATGCAATTTTACCCATTGGTGTATTTAAAATCTTTGCTTTTCCAACAAAGTTAGAACCAGATTCTCTCAATGAGACAATCTTATGTGAAACTCTATCGAGATTCACGGTTGGTCCTTCTGGATGTCCAAGTTCACCGAGAGCACGTCCCTTTTGAACATGATTCTCATTATAGCGTCCTACCTCACGGCGTAATGTTGCCATAGGATAGACACGGCCATTACGGTTTTTCATGTCTGCCTGTAGGAAGACACCTTCGATATAAAGTTGCTTTTTACCGCCTTTATTTTCGACAATAAAATCAACTGATTCGATTTCTTCTGTAATGAGTTTCATTAGGAATCGCCGCTTACTTGAACTTGTTGTAGATAAATGTTAGACCCTGTACCACCTGCTTTAGCACTTACTTTATAGGAATTCCTTAAAGTAGCAGTAGAAGCAAATGATACTGTAGAAGCACCACCAACAGTAGCACTTACACTATTCCAATTAACAACACACCTCGTGGAATAATATCCATCTTGAGGAGCAGCAGAAGTTAAAATACTTTCTACTGGTTGATGTGTAAAGTTGAGAGTAGTGGGTGTTAAACCAACTAATGATACAGTATCACCAACTTTGAAAGCACAACCAGTTCCTTCTTGGAAGTGAATCTGAGTTGTAGTTCCTGTTGATATACCAACTACAGTTTGTGCGCGAGGTTCAATGGAAAGAGTTTCTGAAGTATCAGCAAGGATTACATAATCCAAATCTGTTGGAGGTTTGTTAACTACCGCAGTACCAATTGCTACATTGATATCTTGAGTACCAACACTAGTAATTCTCAAAGAATCCGAATATGCTGAAAATGCCTGAGATGTTGAGATCCCATTAGCACTAGCAAAATATGTTCCGGTTCCTACTACAGGGTTGTGAGCCATTACTCTTCCTCGCTTTCAGGTTGTGTGTCCACTTCAGTTTCAGTTTCAGGTTCCTCTACTGCATCCTCAGACCCAAAAAGAGAATTAGCCGCACTTGGTCTAATTGCTTCTATCTTTTCAGCTGACTTTGCAAAAAGGACATCTTTAATCCTATCACTAACTTCTGAAGGAGACTTATCAGTCACCAAAAGATCCATTAATTCTTCCATTACCTCAATAATACACAAGGACTATGTTTATTTATACCCAAACTCAATTAGTGTGAAAATTGTACTCTAAGATCATAGCGTCAAACATACTCTTCATTTTCTGAAGATGTGCCTTTTGTTCTTGAGGTTTAAGATCTGTACCCTCAGGCCAATGTTCTAAGTAATACGATACAGCAGAATGTAATACTCTTACATCCTCTATACCCATCTTGAGTTTAAGAGTATTCACTAGATGTCGCCGCCAGATGGTTTTGCCTTCTTAGTTGGTTTTTCTGTTGATCCTACTCCCAAATTTGGATCAGGTCCACCTCCACCAGCAACATCAGTAGGAGCTCCTAATCCCGCTTCCATTT